CCTCAAGGCGATCTGGAGATCACCGGCCTTGATGGCTGCTTCCTTGGCGTCGGACGGTAAAGTCCCTGCTGAAATGAATGCTGCCGGCTGGCTGGATACCGCCTGAGCCAGCTCTACTTGAGCTATCGCTAGGTCTGTCGCCATTGACCTGATGAGAGCACGAAACCCTTCCTGCTCTTTCAGTCTATGAATGGAGTCAGCCTCCTTCGCTGTCACGGACGACGTGATGACATCGATCATGGGACCACTTGCGGGGCCATCTGCTGCTCAGCGGGCTGAACAATCAACTGGAGCATCTGGCTCAGTTTCTGAGAAAGCTGGGCAATGTTGGTGGCGAGCGCCTGGATCTTCGCGTCCTGCTGCTGGTTGGTCTGGGCTACCTGCGTGATAGCTTGACCGACCTGCTGATTGGCCTGCTCTTGGGCCGCAACAATCTGCCCGATAGCCTGCTCAGCCTGCTGCTGCTTCTCAGCGAGCGGTGCCAGCACGGACTGGCCGAGCTGTTCTAGCTGCTGACCGATGAGCTGTTGAACCCCCTGGAGGAGTTGCTGCTGCTCCTCTGGCGTGGTAGCCGGCATGCTAGCCTTGTCCGCAGACAGGTAGGATTCTTCAGGGAGCCCCAAGAACTGGGCGGCTGTGTTGTAGATCTTGACGATCTTGTCGGTGCCAACGAGCTGGGCAAGTGCCGGGTTGGCAGCGATACGGTCCAGCACGGTCAGCATCAGCTGAGCCACTTGAGGATCGTTCGAGCGGGCTCCACCGTCACGACTGGAGATGAAGGCATCGAGGTTCAGGTTGGCCTTAGAGCCCTTGATGACAGCAGCTCCCGGACGACCGTCCACTTCAGTCACGTTCAGGCCAGCCTCCTTGATCATGTCGATCTGGCCATTCTCAAGGTTAGCCACCTCGACGAGAATCTGGTCATCCCCGTGCGCCATGAAGGCATCGTAGTGCTGGCGCTTGCGGGTGAATTGGGCGTCTTGAATGTAGGAAGCCGTGAGCCCTCGACGGGACATCGTGCTGGCAGCGGTGATCTTCGCCTCGGCGGCAGAGATCTGGTGGGACTGGGATGCCCCAAGCTCCTGCGGGGAGAATCCGAGAACTCGCTCGATGAACGAAATCATCGTGTTCAGCATGACCACCTGCTCTCCGATGGACATCTGCGGGGTCTGCATCGGCACGAACAGCTCATTGAACTTGAGCTGCTGGGCCTCCAGCTGGCGACCAGAGAACTCGAACACCTCAATGCCACGGACAGCGTTCTCGGAGTTGTTGATGATCTTGTCGATCTGTTCCTTCGAGACAGCGTCTTTGTTGACACCAAGAATCCTGATGAGGTTCTTCTTGGTGGTCAGCATCATCTGGGTCAGCAGGTTTCCGAAATGGTCCTGATGCGGGATGGCTTCTAGGCCGAGTGAGATCGGCATGTCCGCCTGAGCGTCGTTGTCGTACAGGTCGGCGACGACAGGGTGATAGAGCCACGGCTCGCAGTGGATCACAGTGCGATCACCGGCATAGACGAAACGATGCCACACCGGGTACTCGTAATCGTACAGCCCCCAGTCCTTCGGGACCAGTCGATGGAACTTCACCACGAGGTCCACGCCGGCATCATGGTTCTCCTTGGCGTAGAAGAATGCCTTGTTATCGCGGTTATTGTCACCGGTTCCGGAGGTAAAGCGGAAGTCCGGGAATTGCAAAACGCACGGGTAGATCTTGGTGAACAGATTGTAGCCGTCCGTAGTGCGCCAAGATCCAGCGCCCACGTTTACCTGATCCGTGTTCCACCAATCCTTGTTAGCGGCGACTTCTGTGTACCGCTTCATCGTCCAGTACCCAGCGTACTCGCACCCGGTATTGGTGTTCAGCGTGTACGGGGGGTGGTTCGGATCGAAGAACGTGCGAGCCATGTGCGGCGTCTCGTACACGATACCCTCCTCGACCACCTTCTCCTTTCCACCAATCTTCTGCTTGTTGGACCACCACTGGTTCTGCGGGAAGTTCAAGCACATCCCGTACTTGAGCGTCTGGAGGATGGACTGTCTGACAGCCTGACGGACTCCGGAATCCGTGACCATCCGTTCCACCCGGCGGGTGATGATCTTGGCCAGTGCGCGGTCCTTCGGCCCAAGAACGTGAGGCTCGTACTTGAAGAACGGGTCCAGGTCGATCTCACCAAACAGGGATGCCTGACGGGTCTTCACGTACGTCATCACCACCGGCATGTAGACGTTGAAGAAGACCGGGAGGTTGATCTTGTAGCCCGGCTTGGTGTCCGAGTTCTTGATGAGCCGGCCATCGTAGCTGAGCTTCCGACCCTGCGTGTCCACCATAGGAACCAGGAGGGAGTCGAGACCCAGCTCGGAGGCTGCCTGAGCTGTGGCAATCAGGTTCTCAGCGTCAGACTTGCCCTTATTGCGGTCAATCAGACCGCGAACAAGGGTGTACGTGATCTGATTCTTGGCGACGTCACAGGCATCATCGACTGCCTTCGTGTAGCGAGCATGCGACAGGGAACGTCGGATGCCGTCGTCGATGCGGTGAGCGTGCAGCTCGATCAGCGATTTGACCTTGATGACCTCTTCGGAAGGCTTCTTCAGCTTCGGGTTGGCGGCATCCGTGAACAGCTTTTTCAGCTTTTCTTGGGAGTAGCCGGCATCTTTCAGAGCCTTCGGGTCAACGATCATGCTGGGATAACGACGTTTTCTCGCTCAGATTGCAAGAGCGCATCTATCTGGGCCTTCTGGTCCTCCCACGGGATTGCCTCGACAAGCAGGCGAACACGCACCGGGCAGACGATTCCGGGCTCGACCTCGAATCCGTGACTCAAGCGGAACTCCTCATCAGCGAAGATGTAGTTGCCCGTCTTTGGGTCGCGCACCAGTTCATGGCGGTGACAGACCAGCTTGAGCTGTACGGAACCTCCTTCATTTTCGGTAAACGTGACGGCAGGGCGGACGGGAACCTTCCGCTTATTCAGACGCGGGATCTTCATCAGTTTCAGCAGCGTCTTCGAGGTCTTCAGCGGCGATCAGCTTGAGTTCAACGCAACCCTCCTTGTCGTCCTCGTCGTCGGGCACCTCCACCTTGACGACCTTGAACTGGAAAGAGCCCTCGTAGACCTGACCGGGGACTGGCTTGGACGATCCGAACAGGGCCTCCACCTGATTTCCGGCAAGTCGAACCTCCGGATGGGATGGGCTGTAGCAACACGGAGACGGCATGTCCGAATCCTTGGCGTCTTTGCTGTTGACGTACTTCAGTGAATTCACGATTGGCAATGTCTAGGGGAAGGTGCATAATGGCAAGCGAAAAAATGGCTGCTCAAAAATGGAGACCACCGCTGTCAGAGCCGGGGCTTGAACTCTGGAACTGCCGGAAGAGATACGTGCTTGTGCATGGGCCGAGAATGGCCGGGAAGTCCATTGCTATCGCGGAGAAGATGTTGAAGCACGCAATGAGTTGGCCTGGATCCGACTTGATCATTCTCACTAGAACACTTGCGAAGGGCGAGGCTGGAGTATGGCGAAATCTCACGAAGGCAGGAGGCGTTATCGAGAAGTGGCAGAAGGCTGGCTTTGCTAGATATCACGCCAAGCCAGGCAAAGAAGGTGGGCCGTCCTATGCCGCCGCATCGAAGGTGCCCACCATCAAGCTTAGCAATGGGCCAGGGAAGCCTCACTCAACGATCCAGATGATCACGCTTGCTGATGACGCGGAGTCAGAGCTGAAACTGAAGGACCTAAACGGAGATTTCATATATTGCTGCGAAGCTGACTCGTTTGACCAGCACGTTATTTCTACTTTGCGGATGTGCCTCAGATCAACGCTTGTCCCGTACGACGCGCAACAGATGATTCTGGACATGAACCCTCCAGCAGAGGGCCGTCGCCACTACGCTTACCGCTTCATCGAAAACCCTGGAGAGGACGAGATTGCAATCAAATTTCCTCTTGAGAAGAACTGTTTCATTACAGACAAGGAGAGACAGGGTGTTTTCAACACTTACGCGCACGATCCTAATCGCCTTCAAAGATACTATTACGGCGAGTGGGTAGAGATGTCAGACAACTCGTGCTTCACTGACGTTTTTAACGAACAGCTACATATCGTAGGTGAACCACTGGACCAGTCCGATGACTATTCCAACTTGGATCGGAAACTGATTTTAAGGCCGTGGACAGGCGCGTACCAATTCGATATGGGCTGGGACATAGGCGACAAGAACACTGCCGTTACCCTTCTGTGCCCACGCCAGCAAGGTGAATCACTCTGTTATGACTGTCTGGACGAGGTTGTAATCCTTGAACAGAAGCTATCAATGGAGTCGTTCCTGCAAAAGGTTATCGCAATGATGGATTATTGGCAGGAGTGGATGAGGGTTGAGAATGGGGTTAGTCAACCAATGTGGCGTCACTATTCCGACTCGTCGTCAATGCGCGAGCGAATGAATTTGAGTGGGTCTGAAGCGCAGCTGATTAGCAACTTGACGGGCGGCAGGATCAACCTGACTGGAGTACAGAAGGGACGGAACAGCGTTGAGATGAGGCGACAGCTACTTAGAAGGCTTCTGTTTGAAAACAGAATCGCCATTTCATCGAAGTGCGAGAACGTGATTCAAATGCTGCGGCACCTTCCTCCAGCGAAATCGAAGGAGCTTACCGACAAAACCGGGAATAAGCGGTTGATTATGGAGGGCGTTGACTCCTACTCGCAGCATAAGCATGTGTACGACGGAATCACCTATCCCTTGTCAGCGTGCATACCACTAGGACTGTACGCTCCAAGCGGCCCAAACGAGTCAGCTCGCATCATGACGATGGAATTGTAGCTTGACAATGTATTCAATCTGTCTTTGAGTGCACGGGCTCGCAAGGATCTTCACTCCATGCGAACCCTAAATTATGATTGAAAAAGCAGTTCAACCAGAATCTGAAAGCATCGTCTTTCAGCCTTTACCAAAAAACAAGCGTTTTAAGAATCGAGTGGGTGAAGTTCGAGGCAAGCTTACCGTAATAGGTTACGGTGGGTCGGATGATTACAGTTACTACAAAGTGCACTACTGGATTTGCAAATGCGAATGTGGTAATACATCGAAGGTGGCGGCATCAAACTTTTCCGCAGATCGAACAAAATCTTGCGGATGCAATAGAGTTCTTGCTGCAAGCATAGGAAGAACAAGACATGGGAGGTCGAGAACTTCTGAGCACGGCACTTGGTGCGCCATTAAGCAGCGATGTGGTAACCCGAATTCCGGATGCTACGAAAGATACGGAGGGCGCGGAATCAAGGTGTGCGATAGGTGGCTTGAGTCATTTGAAAACTTCTTTGAAGACATGGGTGCAAAGCCGTCTCGCTATCACTCGATTGATAGGATTGATAATGACGGCAACTACGAACCTGGAAACTGTAGGTGGGCTACCCAAATTGTACAGTCACACAACAGCACTGCGTCAACGAACCTTACACTGAACGGTGAAACAAAGTGTATTGCTGAATGGGCCGCACAGGCAGGCATTGGCGTGAAATCAATGTACACTCGACTTGCTAACGGCTGGTCACTGGAGAAGGCTGTCACTACGCCGATCCTGAAGCGCAATAGGGACTACAAAACAAGCCCATGCAGACCCAAGAAACCAAGCGTGTAGGAGGGGTGCCGTTGCACTTCACCGCCGCCGGCCTCACACAGGTCTCGGACATCCAGCTCTGGCTTGCCAACCTCCCCTGGGACTCCTCGACCATCACGGCACCCGTGTACGTCGCCAAGTGCTCTGGAGCATTGAACGGTCACAGCTACGTCATGTGGCCAGCTCTCCGCATCCCGGAACCGCTCTATCGCTCCCTCGTCAAGCACTTCTCGAAGCTGGGCGTCTTCGTTGCTGACCGGCGCTGGATCGCCCGTGATGACCAGTTCCCGTGCGGGATGACTAAAGCTGATGGCGTGACACCCAGCTACTATCTGGACCCAGCCATCCTCGCAGGCGGTGCTCCAGCTGAGCCACAAGACTTCTCGAATGACTTCATGCGGGAAGTGTACGAGGCGAGCGGAATTGCAGACTTTGCCATCTTCTCGGCAGTGTGGGCAGCCTTGATCTCGTCCATGCCGCGCTGGTTGATGCGTAGCCTAAAGCCCATCGACTTACAGTACTTCAAGATCCACGCAATCCCTTTGCGCTATAATTGGAAGCTGAACCTCCTCGCCGCCTTCCCGTCCCTCCGCACCGTGATCGCGCATGTCGGGCGCAAGAAGTGGAAGATGATCATCCCTCAACTCCGGGATGCCATGTTCAACACCAAGCAGGTCGAGCTGCATGAAGGCGACAAGCACCCGTATTTTGGATGGACGCTGGAGGTAGTTCCGACTAAGCAGTTCACCGACTTCGCCACCGCTGTCGAGACTACTCGCAGTCAAGCCTATCCTGGGGAAGCGTACATTCGCCAGTGGGGAGCCATCATCGCACGCCTTCAACCTCAGCTCGAAGAGATACTATTCTATGCCTGCAAGAAAACCTCGTACGCCTCTGCGTCAGTTCGTCAACACGGCCAAGACGGTCCTCCTGGGTTCCGTCCGCTCCTTGCCCCCGGGACAATGCGCAATGAAGCTGTGGACCGGGATGACCTCCCTATTGTCTGCAATCCTACAGGGACGTTTGTTACTTCCGAAGAGTCAGGTGAGCCGATTGAGGTCAAGTCGTTTAAGCACATGCCGACAGTGTCCTTTGT